TTGATACTAAATGTTTATGTATTTCTAACCCTAGAGATGGGTCTGTTTTTGTCTTATTGTATGACATTTGTTCTCCTTCCTAACACGGATAAATTTATTAAATTGTTTTGCTACCTTTGTGTAGCAATTGTATTTAGTGATTATAAAATAACCGGCGGTTTTAATAGTATGTGTTTAACCTATTATTAAACAACGGTTATGTTTTAATTGATATGTTTTTTAGATCCGGGTATTTGTGATTGTATGAATGTGTTATATTATTTTCGTTAAGATTATTAATACCAACAATTGCTTCTTCTGGACGCATCATATAATGATATCCGATATTAAATGTTTTTTGATTTTGCCATGGGTCAAAACTTAAATCTCTGCCGTCGTAACTTGCTCGTTTAAGCCATTTGTACGCATCTTTATTATCGAGTAATATTGCACCGCCTCTGCCTATTTCCAAAGGTTTTGTACGTCCAAAACTCAAACACTGTAACTGTCCACTTCTATACATATTAGGCAATAAACAACGAGCACTATCCCATACATTAGTAAATCCAAAATTGTACTCGTCGTGCCATTTGTGGTTAATTAGCGTATACGGAATATTTAATTTATGGAATATCATAGGAACACTTAGATATGTCCTTTTTGGTATAGTTATTGTATTGAGTTGTGTTTTAGTATACTGCTTGTATCTAAAACACAGTTCAATTGCATGTGTGCAACAATCAGTTGTAACTACGTACGGAGCACCTGTGTACTTAGCCAGATTACTTTCAAAGTCGGTAACTGCGTCAAATGGATTATTATAATTCTCTAGAGCTGTCATTTAGTAATACAGGTTTTACAACAACGTCATCCGCATAGTCTCCCCACCCAGTATAATTGTTGTAATCCATTAGTGAATGTACTTGGTGACACCATACGCCGTGGTTTGAATGATTAAATGAAACATCGTCAATTTTAATAACTGCGTTATAACCTAAATCATTTGCGTAAGGAACTTTTACTGACAGTAGTGGAATAAATTTATTCCACGACGAAAGATCTGTTTCGTGTACAAAGTTGATTAATGAAATATCCAAATCCAATGTACACCAGTAGTCCAATGTTAGGAAATGCTGTATTGTTGGAGTCCATTCCTCCATATCTTCGTACGTAGATACTTTAAAACTTTGTTCAGCACCAAAATATATATGTTTAATTTCGTCCTCGCCCACGTATTGGGTTAAAACTCTCATTATATTTTCGATGTCTGGTTTGCCTATGACATATAATGTGTTGAGACCAAGAGTCAGAGTCTTGTCCACAGTTTTTCCTATGAAAAAACTTACGTCACTTGAATCCAATTGATTTTTGTAATCTCTCATTATGTATTATTTGCTTTGTGCTGGAAGAATATAATCGTATGATGCAATGCCACTATCTACTGTAATTTTCATAGCACCCATATCACTAATATACATATTCTTATTACCTACAAGACTTAGGATATTAATAACCTGTCTAATTGGATACTTCCATTCATTTGTTATATTACCTGTTACATTACTATGAAATACAAAACTACCAGCGTGGGTGCTGTGATCACCCACAGAAAATACTAAGTCATTATCGTTAGTACTAACTATGAAAAAATCTGCTTCTGGAATTGCTTGTGCTTGCATTTTCAAACGTTGTAGATTTAAGTCATTTGGCTTAATTTCAACATCCCATGGCGCACCTTTAAAATTAACATTTGCTAATGCATCATTAACCACTTCACTAACCATAAAACGATAATCATTACTAAAATCGTCGTTTTTGTTTTGGAAATATAATCCAACAGGAGCATTTTTTTCTTCTTTTCTATCTTGACGCTTAACTGAAATTATTCCATCGTTATCGTATTCCGATATGTTTAATAAACTTTTTAAATTACTTAAATTAGGCATTCCAAAAGTTCCGTTGAACTCACTAACTGGTGTGTTGAATTTTGCATCAATAACAACACTTTTGTCTGATGCTAAACCAGCGATGCTGGTGTTACTGTCACTTCCTGTAATTTTAATAAAATCAATACAACCTAGGTCATGTGTATGGCTTACTAAATCTAATAATTGGTCTCTCATTTGAGTTTCTCCTGTATATGTAAATAAAAATTATTATATATATTGTTTTGTAATATATACCGTGTGTTTAACCTAAACAACTATTTTGCCTAAGCATTGTCCACCGCGTAACGTTGTTAAGACTCCGGGTTTTTTTATCTCAAGCCAGCTCACGTTTGTCTTCACTGAATTATATGATTCAATTATATCAAAACCTAGTGATTCTGCCATTGGACGCAGTAATGTTTCGGGCGTGTATGAGTATAGAGATTTTTCAAAATTCTTTACTGCTAGTGGATAATTGCAATTATTGTAAGTAAATAATAACACTCCGCCTGGACGCAACAAATCAAAAATCTCAATTAAATATTTTTTAATAATTTCAAGAGGCTTGTGGTTAAAGAAATTCATCGCTGTTATAAATCCAAGTTGTTGTTTTGGATAATTCTTGAAAATTTCTTCAGACTCGTCGTTAACTAAGCCGTAACGCGATCTGTTGTTGTCATTCCATAATTCCTTTATTGGTCTTAATAATTGATTATTTTCGTCCACTACGTACAACGGATCAGATGCTTGTATTTCTTCGATAAATTTTCCATGTTCAGGTCTTATAAACATTCCAGGGTATTTCCATGTACTATTGGCACGAATACGATTAATAAAATCGTCAGAAATATGATCTCTGTAAATTAATGTATGAAATAAAGTACGGTCCAAAATATAAGTTGCATCGTCTTGAACTCTTGCTTCTTCGTACATACGATAACTTTGTGCTAGGTAGTTTTTTTCTTCATTTCTTAAAAAAATGTCTGTTGTTTTTTTAAACTCGTCTAACAACAGTTCAAACTTATCTAAGCAATCAACAATGTGCTCGACTTGCTTAGATGCTTCTTTCTTAAGGTCCGTATTTAAATAGTACGTGAAGAATCCTGGCTGTTTTAATATTTTTAACATTGCATTTAGGTCGTCTGACAATAATTGTTTATTGTCAATAACTGACAACTTATCAATGTTTAATTTGTAGTCTACCAGAAAACTTAATGGTTCGTCAACTACAACTTTATACGGTTTGTTCTTCATCCAAAATCAAATAATTGTTGAAATGTATTACTAATATCGGTTCTATTTAACAAATCCCACTTCAATACCCCTAATAAGTTTTCGACCTTGTTATCCACAACAGTAGTTTCCATTAATGCATCGTCAAATGGCAAATCTTTAAACCAGTCAGGAATATTATTTTCATCTGTTGGTATTCCTACACTAGTGAATCCAAACATATTTTCCTTAAGTTTACATACAACAGTTTTCATGCCATCTGATATTTCCATACTGTAATTATCGCCATTCATTTTACGTAAATGGTTCCAATTAATAGCGGCTCTAACATGTCCTGGAATAGTTACTCCAATCTTTTGTGTTTTTTCTTTCTTATGTAATGCGCCGTACTTAGTTAAGTTGTTAACACGCTTTGGTGTTCCTTTTTCCCAACTAGGCTTGTCAGTAAACTCCTTTTTAAACTTAATGATATGTTCAATGATGTAGTCTTTGTCTTTGTTTGTTAATAGGTCGTCTAGAATATCTTTTAGAAACTCTTGCACTACTGCTGGTGTATCGCTACGTTTTAAGTCCAAGCCCATTGCTTTAATTTTTCCTGGCTTGTTGTCAGTGTCATAACGTGTTCCTTCGTTATCATATACCATGATAGCATAACGTTTCTTCTTAATAAACAGTCCACTAAGACCTGTTACCTCTCTTCCGCACTTAATAATTTCGCCTCTGTCTCTAGGAACATTATGTGCCGTTTCCATATACGGCGGAAAACTTACATTAATTTGGTCTGCTATTCCTTCGTATAGTCCTGTCGCAATGTCCTTTGACCATTCCGCACCTTCACTAACTGCTTTTTCCATAACCGGCCAAGCAGTAAAATATGCAGAGTCTGTATCGCCATAAATGATACAGTCGCCTACATGATCATATTTGCCTGTCATGCATTCATTTGCATATGCGTCCATGTGCTTTGCAATTGCTCTGCCTGTTAATGTTGTTGATTGTCCAATACGTTTATCAAAGAACCTACAATGTTGATTAAGAATCGCGCCGTATAGCGAGTTAAGTCCAATCTTCTTAACTAACTGTCGCTTATCCCAAAATGCAATATCTTCTGGTTCGGTTGACTCACGCTTCTTTGCTTGCATTACTTTACGTTCTGCATACCAACGCTCTAGTAAACCAGGAATTATTCCTTCTTTTTCAAGTGAAAAAAGTGTTCCATTGGCACTTAGTGTCCAGTTACTATTGGCATTAAATATAATTTCGTATAGTTCATGCGCAGTATGTACTGATTCGTCGCCGTTCACCCAGTCAACTATTACTGACACCCCGGGCTTTTGTTCTAGTACTGCCGTGTATTCTAACGTACCAAATAATCCCTCCCATGCTCCAGCAAAAGAACTACCTTTATACATTCTGCCGTTATCCTTACGAAAATCTGACATCTTGGACTTTAAATATTTTTCTGTTTCGACAGGTCGTATTTGCCCTATAATTGTTTCGGGTGCCATGTTTAATGCACGAATAACTGATGGATACAGACTGTTAATGTCAACTGATCCTACCCATTTATGTATTCCTACTTTAGGTTGCGCTACGTATGCACCAGCGGCTCGTGTGTCCTCGTTATCGTGTCTAACTTTGTCAGGCACGACCATTCCACGTTCGTGTGCTTCGTTGATAATTGCTTGTTCTGTTACTGCCACTGATCCCATTGTTTGTGGTATTAGTACTGTATTAGCATGTGCAATTTCATTTGCTAAATCAAGAAATTTAAGTTTCTTATCTAACTTTGCAAGTAGTAATGTGTCTTGTCTGGAGTAATCAATAAATGTTTCAAAATCACGATTATATAATTGGTCTAGTGTTCCTTTATATGCAACTTTTTTGTCGCCCAATTCATGTTCCGTAATTGCATCCAATGCATAAGAATGCATTTCCTGATATGTGTACTTCTGGTACAATAGCATATAGTCTAAATGAATGCGGCCTGTGGTAACGAATGTTTCTTGTTCGGCGCCGTATTTTTCAAACTTCTTTTTTCGTGGCAATTGGTCCCATAAACAAAATCGGCGTGTGTCATTCTTGCTTAGTATACGTGTAACACGATTTACCATATACGGAATATCAAACCCTTCGCTATTCCAGCCACTCAATATGTCCGCGTCCTCTATTAAGTCCAAGAACGTATTTAGCATGTCCTCTTCTTTGTCGAACATGATAGTATTATCAAACTTATTAGCAATTTCGTTTGCTGATTGCATGGACATTGCTTTGGGTGGAATTGCAAGACATATAAGTTGTTCAGTCCAATCCAAATACAACGACACTGCAGTGATCTTATTAAATGGATCGCTAGGAGGACTAAACCCTTTTTCTGGATGAAAGTCTGTTTCGATATCAAAGAAAACTGTGTGTAACTTGGGAGAGTCTTTGTCTTTGAAGTTTTCCTCTAAGCATTTATTAATAACATTGATGTCACTTTCGAATAGATTTTGTCCACTATGTACTGCAACCTCTTTGCGAAATTCGCCTTTGTTTCTTGCTTTGATTTTACTTACAGAAGATCCGTAGATATTTCTATATTTACCTGCTGGATCTTCGTAATAAAATTCGTACTTAGGTTTAAACTCTGATAGTACACGTTTTCCGTCTATACGTTCTGTTAAGCATATTTTGTCTGCGTCCGAATTGTAGATTGCATCAACATATGACATTAATCAGTGCGGCCTACTGTTTCAAGAATAGTTTCTAGTGTGTCGTAATCGTCGGATGCTTGTTGGAAGTTTACTTTGTATGCTACACGTAGTGCTTTCTTTAGTACAGCAGGCTTAATCTCAAACTCTTCGGCAATTGCTTTAATTGTATCCGATAAGCCTTCATTAAGTACTTCTACCTCCGACATTACGCTAATGCCTTCTTTAAAAAGCATTTCTAATTTTTTCTTTTGGTCTGGATTAAATGTTAATGACATACGTAACCTCCTTGGTTAATTAATTAAATATTTACGTATTATAACAAGGTAGTCAAAAAAATAGGTGCTGTAAAGCACCTAAAGTTCGAACTTGGTGAACTAAGGTTACTTAACCCATTTATATGATCCTTGTCCTATATATTCTCCTCTAGAGTACCCACGTTTTTTCATTTCTTTGGCAATGTACCCATCTTTGACATCTTGTCCCAACGAGTCCCATTCTTTGCCTTCTTTTTCTGCTTGTTTTCTTGCA